TCTGTTGCTTCAACTGTTGCATCTACTGACTTTTCTGTAGCTTCTGGAGCTACTTCAGCTACTGGCTCTTGTGCAGGTGCTTCCTCTACTGGAGCCTCTACCACAGCTTCTGCTGGAGCCTCTGGAGCAACCTCAACATTTTCAACTACTGCTGTTTCAGACTTTTCAATTGTTTCTTCTACAGCGATTGTTTCTTCTGTCATAGGATTTTCCTCCTTTGTCATCTTAATTGTCCTAATGCCTTTTGCACTGTCAACTAAGAACCTTATTTCATCGATATTTTCTGAATCACTTTTTTCAACAAAACCAATATTTTGCATAGAATTTGAACATGATGGACATTCATTTACAGCATTTTCTGTAATCTGTACTAAATCATCATTCTTGCACCAAAATACATTGTCTATTTCTGTTTTAGATAAGTAACCAGTAATTTCATTCTTTCCATCTACTTTTTCAATTGAAACAATATTTGCAAATTGATTAGCAGGATTATCAACTAAAGATAATTCAGTTAGGCTATATTCTTTAATAATTCTAATGGATTTATCCATTTTTTCATCATATGAATCTTCATATTTATTAATGCTACCGCCAATAGAAAATCCAGTTAGCGTTCCGTCCAAAACTTTTTCCCATGTATCTTGAGCTCCCTTTGAAACGTAAGCTGATACATATACTCCACTATAAAACTTTTTAACATTTGGATCAAAATATCGATCTTCTTTAAATGAAACAATTTTACCAACAGCATTTGGTTGGTGCATTTCTCTTAAATTACCACGGAAATTTTTAAAAGCTTCTAGGCTAGCAGCAGTCTCAACAATATCATTTTGCTTGTCAACATTATCAAGCGTTGCAAAACCTGATACAATTCTCTTGCTGACATCAACCTTGCCAATAGGCATAGAAATGCGTACAGCATTGCCTTCAGTAGTTAAATTGGCCTTATTGATAAACATAGTGAAACCATTATATCATTTGTTTATAAAGGTTTCTCATTTATTGAGACGATCTACCCTCACCCTTAGCATTTCTGCCAGATACGGTTGATGGACTATCTGAGTTATTATTTGTTCTTTGAGAATCTCTTTCTCTGTTACCAGCCAAGTTTGCCTGTGCATCGGCAGCCTGCCTTGAACTCATAACAAAGGGCTCATCTCCATCAGATCTTTGTGGCATATCAAGCATTTCACGAGCCTCATTAGGAGTAATAACCTGTGTTTTTACATATCTTTCAATAATTTGAGACTGGGCAATTTCATCAGTTAGGGTTAGTTCATTGAACTTCAACTCTAAAATATCAGTTTTTTCTTTTATTATTTTATTAATAGATTTTTCTAAATATTTTTGTGCTGGTCTAGCAACCTGTTCTTTAAATGTTCTATCTTGAGCTAAAGCAGCAGCGATTGCTCCAGAGTCAGAACCGCCTAGTTTTGAAATTGGAACCTGATGTGCTATTAAAATATCATCACGGTTTTGCTTGCGATACTCTTTAAATGAGCCATCCTGAATACCGTTCTCAATTGGCTCCATGTTAAATTCAACTTTAGAGTTGTCTTGATCTGCAGGAAGAGGAATATATAGTGTTCTATGTGATTGAGATTTTAATCCTGTTTGCAAGAATCTAAACATCTTGTCTTCTGCCTCAGCAGAAAGTTTTGCACCCTTTAGTGTAATGATATATCTTGGTACCGCTTTGTTTTGGAAATAATCAATATTATATTGTGATGCAAGCTGATCTCCAACAAGAGATGGCATTGCTGCAATAATATCTGGTACACCATAAAATGTATTAAGTGGTGAATATTCTTTAATGTGAATAATCTCATTTGGACGATTATCAATAGTTAATGGATTTTGATTAGTTGCACCAAAGTTTCTAAAATAGACAACCTTGTTTCCAATAACCTGAACAAATCCATCACGTAGTCTACGTACACGAATTGTTGTTGCTGGAATATGACCTATATACCCAATTTCTCCATTAACAGTTCTACCAACTTCTATATACCCATTTCCAGTAGCCTGCACATCTGTATATACTTTTTCCATTGTTTTGGAAAATGAATCATCATCATTCAATGACTCTAACCAATCACGTAATTCTATTTTCATTCTTTCAATACGTCTACGTGCTTTACCAACAGCATCTGGATTATCATTATTTTCAATACTTAACATTGTTCTATCTGTAACATCAAATCTATAGCCAAGACCAACAATATTTTCTACTTTTGCATCGATTGCTGCATGGTTAGCAAATGATGTATCATAAAAATTTGCTAATTCATAAAGATTGTATGGAGGAGTAATTACATCAAAAATTCCATAACCATTTCTATATACAGTTCCAGGATTAATTGTTTTTGTACCAGCATTATTTATGCCAGAAGAATTTGCACTTGCAGATTCTAAATATCTTGGATCTGCTGTGTTTGTATTTTGTATGGAAATATATTGTGGATCATTTACATCAATTGCTTTTGATACTCTAGCAGTCCTTCTTTTAAAATTTTGATTTAATCCATCTAAAGATTTTAAATCTTCCCAAGACTTGTTAAAGATATCATACTTCTTAAAAGTATTTTCTTCTAAATCTTGTGTATTTAATTTAGCATCAATGTAATATTCTTGATCACTCATCTAAAACACCTCTACCATACTTATTGACTGTATCTTGTGCAGCCATCCATGCTCCAAGATCATTCATTGATGGAATCAATCCAGATTTCATTCTATCCATCTGCTCTGAATGTTCTTCTTCAGAAATTCTTGTTAATCCAGGAACAAAGATTGCATTACCATCCCCTGGATCTCCATAGTGCATAGCTGCCTTTTTTAATTCTGATATCTTATCTAAGTCACCACGGTTTGCTGGAATATTTAATACGTTGCCTTCACCATCAGTAAACCATTTCCCATTAGATTTTTTGTACACATATAATCCCCAGTTATAGTTTTTCTCTATAACCTTTCTCCTGACATTTCCTATAATTGGTTTGCCAGTTTTCTTATTAATTAAAGGATTCATAACCACAAGTATACCAGATTATAGTAATTTAGTAACATCATATTACCAAATTAGCTTAATTTTATCTCACATACGTCAGTTGTACAGTATGCCTCTCCAACAGAGTCAAGGTTGTCAATTCCATCATAAATAGCAGACCAATTAATTTTTTTGATCTTTCCAATATATGAGTCATATTCTTCCTTTGTTATTTCTGTATAAGGCTGCTGAGGATATACAGTATTTCCCATTGGCAAAAATGATACTGCCTTTAGTTGCCCCTCATACATATGAAGCGCTGGAGCAACATGCTTGGACTCTGTTTCCTTATCAAAAGATAATGTTACAGAAACACCATTATCTGACCAATATTTTTGAGCAGTAGCAGCAAGTGCTATTTTTTCAAACAATGTTACATCTTTTTCAGATCTAGGATGTCCAGAGTGTACTGGGAAATATACCACTTGTGTATTTGCTGATACAAGGTCTTTTTCAATCTTATACCCTGCTGCTTTAAATAAATGAATCATTGGATCCGTATCTCCAAAACGAATTGCACGAAGGAAATAGTTTCCACCTGGTGCCCAGTGAACTCCAGGAGTTGCACCAGATAAAATTGAAACAGATCCAGAAGGTTTTACAGTTGTTACACGAATTGACTCACGAACACATAGCCATTCCGAATATGAATGATCGTATTTACGAATTGTTTCATATCCTTCATCCATCCATTCACGAACTGTTGGAAGACCCTTTTGATCTGCAAATGATGCAATACCAGTCAAAGATGTTCCAATACGTCGATTGCGTTGCATAATACCATTTGTTTGTTGCCAATGTGTAGGTATTAATGTTACAGTTTTACCATAAAGGTATGCAAATTTAAGAGTACGTAAAAAATCTTCTTTAGATTCATGACGATTTAAATGTACTTCAACTAATGTACATAGTTCATATGATTCTAATGGTTGTTCTGCACATGGGTTAAAGCCCATTACACGATAGTCTTTATAATCTGGTGCATCCTTTAATCTTCCATAATTTCTTGCAACATCAAGCCATATAAAACCTGGTTCTCCATTATTAACAATTAAATCAACATAGTCTTCATATTTTGTTCCAACTGTTGCAGAAATAGAGTTATTAGACATCCATGCCCAACCTGGATTTTTTGTATCATATGAATTACGGTCAGGGAATACTTCTGCATTTTTTAAATTAATAAAATCTTCATCTCCTGCTGCTCCCAAAGCAAGAGTAGCAGAACGACGAACATTTCCAGCAACAACACATGTACCAATAAGATTTACAATATCTACAATTGCACGAGAATCAAGTGTTTCTCCAGACCTACCGCCAATTACTTGACGAATCCTATTATGTAGATCAATTAATGGTTGTGGACCGCTTGCAACGCCACCAAAGCCTTTTATAGGGGCTCCTAGAGGGCGGATTAAGTCATAATTAAATTCTTGAATAGCTTGATTTGGTCTTAAATAAGAATTTAAAAGCATTCTTACAGACTCTACCCATCCTTCACGAGTATCTGGTATTTCATAAATAAAAGCTGGTTCTGTTGGAGAATATATAGGAAGTTCTTTATCTGCTCCAACGGTATCAAAACCAACACCAATTCCTAGCATTAATGCATCCATAACCCAAGCAAATAAAGCACCTGGATCATTTTTATCTAAATCTTTTGTTGAAACCATAGCGCAATTTTGTAAGGCAGCCGAATTACGTTTTTCCATAGTCATGGTAGTACCAAATGCCCACATACCACGTCCAGGAGGAGTCCATTTAAGATTAAACATACGATCATATGCCTCTTGAGCAGATTTTTGAGCTTTGTTATCATTCCATGGTAGGCGATTTTCTTTAGCCCAGTTTTTCTGGACTGAGTACATTCCCTCAATTACACGCTTACAGACTTCGTGCCATCTTTCTTTTGTGCCATCTTCTTTAACTCTAGAATAGGTACGAATAAATGTTATTTCTCCAAGAGAATTTCCACCAGCATCAGAGAAGCCAAAAGGTGGTTCAACATTTTTATACTTTGAGATAAACTCATCTAGCAAACGAAAAGAAAATATATCAGACACAATAAAACCTTTCAAAATAATATTATAAGAACTTTGCATTTTGCAAAGTACTATAAGTATAGCACAAGTTTTAAATTGTTTTTTATACGTATTTTAGTAAACTAAAGATAAAGTTTAGGTTTAGTACTTTGTTTTTTTACAAGTACTATTATAATGCACCCATCAATATCTTAACTTCATCTGCTCCGCCACCAGATGCTGCAGACCATTGAACTCCAGAACCTGTTGATGTAAGAACATATCCAGAAGTTCCAGTAGAACCGTCAGCAGTTAATGAACCACTAAGTGTTGTACCAGATAGTGTAAGACCAGTAATTGTAGTTACTGTTGAACCAGATGCAATTGATGTTGATCCAAGTGTTGGTGCTGAGTATCCTGATACTGTAGCCCATGATAAAGTTCCAGAACCATCATTTGTAAGATACTTGCCAGAATTTCCAGTTTGTGATGGTAGAAGTGCTGTTGCTGCAGCCATAGCTGTTGTTGCTCCAGTACCACCGTTTGCAATTGGAAGTGTTCCAGTAACATCATTAGCAAGTCTTACTGTTAAAGTATTGCTTGCTCCAGAAATTGTTTTGTTTGTTAGTGTATCTGAACTAGAAGCAGATATTTTTGAATTAATTTGTGTTTGAATTGCAGAAGTAACACCATCAAGATATCCAATTTCTGTATTAGAAACAGATCCTACTGTTAAAGAAGAAGCTTCAAGCGCTCCAACTGCAAGTGCATCTAAAGATCCTTGAGCAAAATTAACAGTTGTTGTTGGTTCATCTGTTACACCCTTAAAAAGCTTCCATTTATTATCTGATGCATCACGAACTAGACCAGAGTGTTGGTATGTTCCATCATTAAAATTAGAAACAAATCCAAGATCTGCAAGATTGTTTGTATTACCTTCACCAAGATAAATCATAGGATCTGAAATACTTAAATTAGCTGAACTAACTGTAGTTGTAGTTCCTGAAACAGTTAAATTACCAGAAAGTATTAAATCTGCTGCATTTACTGTTCCTGTAAAAGTTGGAGATGCTTTTGGAGCCTTAAGATCAAGAGCTGTTTGTGTTGCTGTTGAAACTGGTTTATTAGCATCTGATGTATTATCAACATTTCCAAGACCAACCATTGACTTTGTTATGCCAGACACTGTACCTGTAAATGTAGGTGATGCAATCGGTGCATATGTTGATGCAGCTGTACTTGATGCTAATTTAGAATCAATTTGTGTTTGAATTGAAGATGTTACTCCATCTACATAATTAAGTTCTGTAGTAGATAGTGTTGCTCCATCAAGAATATTAATCTCTGCAGCAGTTGCAGTTACTCCATCAAGAATATTAAGTTCTGCAGTAGATGCTGTAATTCCATCTAGTGTATTAAGTTCAGATGCAGTTGCAGTAATATCTGAAATATTTGATGTCTGAACTGTTATTGTATTATTTGAATAAGATATTGTCTTATTTGTTAATGTTTCAGTTCCATCCAGTGTAGTAAAATTAGCGTCTGATAAAGCTGAGTTAAATTCAGCAATAGTTCCAGTTACTGTATTATTTCCTAAATCAATTGATTTATTTGTTAGTGTTACAGTATTGGTTAATGTTGCAAAATTATCATCTGATAAAGCAGAATTAAATTGTGAGGTTGTACCACTTAATGTATTAGATGATAGATTAACTGTTTTATTTGTTAGTGTTTGATTACCAGAATTTGTTGTTACGGTAGAATCAATGTCAAATTGACCAGTTACTGAGCTATAGTCTAATCCAGTTCCACCAGTAAAGGAATCACGAGCTCGTTGTGTAGTAAAATATTTATTTGTTGTACCTTCATCAAGGTTGTCTGTAGTTGAATCTGCTACTGATTGAGGAGCTGTAAATGTTAATCCATTTTCATCTCCAGTAATTGTTATGTTTGTTTGTGTTGCATTTGTTATTAAATCTGCAGCAGAAATTTTTGCACGTTCATCTGTAAAATATTGATTTATTGAACCTTCAATTAAATCATCCGTGTCTGAATCAGCAACTCCATTTTCTGCAGTAATGGTAAGTCCAGATCCATTTCCAGAAATTTGTATATTTGTTAGAATTGCAGTTGTTAAAAGATCTGCTGCTGATGTTTTAGCACGAGCATCTGTAAAATATTGATTAACAGAACCTTCTTCAATATCATCTGAATCTAAAGCATCTATTGCTGCTTGTATTTCACTTGCAGATGTAAGCTTTTTCCAATTTGAGTTTGTGCTTGCAGGGCTTGCTGCCAACATGTAAGAATCGCCAGTATCTTCTTGTATAGCAACATCACCTGGCTCTGCAGTTAAAGCAAGACGAGCTGTTTGATCTGCAACTACGTGAACATCTGTAATAGAAATTGGAGGAAGTTGTTCTGCTGGGATTAAACCATTTGCATCAAGAGTTGCTACACCATTTGCTACACCAAGCTCTCCAACCTCTACATAGTCACCAAGGCTAGTTGATAGTGTGTCATCATTAACAAAATATGGTAGATCGTTCCATGTATTTGTGCTATCGCCAATTTTAAATTTACCAGTATTGGTCTCATAGCCAATCTCACCAGCTGTTAGTACAGGATTTGCAGTACTCCACTGTGAAGAAGTACCTCGTCTTTGCACCATTCTGACTGCCATATTTTATCCTCCGTTAATAGATATATTATATCAGTATTATTCTAAGTGAATATACTTTCTGGATTACCACCATCAAATACAAACTCCCAAGAAGTAGATGTTGGACTTCCACCATCTAAGCTTTGTAATTGTGGATCATCGTACCAATCCCCATCCCAAAATACAGATACTATTTGACCAGTTCCATCAATAGCAAAATCATGAATATGATCTGGTATATTTTGTAAATCTTGTGCAAATGCTAAAACAAACCAGTCATTATTTGAATAGATTTTTAATCTATCAATTGTTGTATCAAACCACATTACTCCAGCACTAGGATTAACTGGAGGTGTTGCAGAAAATGTAACATTTGTAAAGTTATCTTCTGCATACTGTTTTGTTACAGCATGATCAGCCAAGGTGGGAGAGGCAACTGTGACAGGTCCTCCAAAAGAACCGCCATTAGTTACTATAAGACCATTCTTTACTTTAAAGTCTTTGTCTACAGTTGCCATCCCTTAACCTCTTTATGCTAGTAGTGTACCTACAACACTTAGTGTTGAGTTATTATTTGTAGTTGCCACACGCAAGCGAACATCTGTTCCATTTATGTCTGCAGATATTGTCATTGAAGAACCATTAGTTCCAACAATAGCATATTCTGTCATATGGATATTATCTGAAGAATCTAGTGTTACTAAAACTTCAGCTAATTCAGTATGTGTTGAGTATGCACACTTTACCAAGAACTTAGCAGAACGATAGTCTGCCTTTGCCCATGAATATGCAGTTACTGTACTTGCAGTTGAAATATTTCCAGTTGTTGCTGCTACTTGCTTTGCAAGTGAGTTAAGTTCAACTTCTGTAAAGTTTGGAACAACTGCTTCAAGAGCATCTACTGCACGTTGATTAGTAAAGTACCATGTTCCACTTGTTCCAGTTCCTGATGGATCTTCTGCAAGATCAGCAGTAGTTGAATCTGCTACACCATTTTCAGCTGCAACAGATAGTGTACGATTTACTTCATCATATGTAATTGAAATATTTGTCTGACTTGCATTTTCTAACAAATATCCAGCTGCATCTTTAGCACGATTATCTGTAAAGTAGTGATTTGTTACACCCTCTTCAAGATC